CTAAACGCCAACTGTGGTGCACCTAACAAGATGCGATTAGATGCGACAACGATATATGGTATAATGTCAGTTGAACTGGCTGCTGTTGATAGCGTTATACCAGACCCACCAGCAGTTTCGTAGTCAGTACCAAGCGACAAAGTGCGTGAGCCTGTACCGTCCTGAATACAAACGATGAAGCCTGATTGACCCACTGCCTCAGTCGAGGGGTTAGCCAGCGTGACGTTGCCAGTAAACGTCAATACGAAGTTTTGATTTGTGTTAAAATCTAAAGTTACAGACCCAGTGTTGCTCGTGTCAGTATCAGTGCTGCCACGCTGCGCTGCTGTAAAAGTGTTGTTGGTGTCCTTGGCAACAATGTCAGCATCAAAGGCTTGTACATCAGATCCTATAGCCAGCCCTAAAGATGTCCTGGCAGTAGCACCAGATTCCAAAACAAAATTAGAACCGTTGCCCACGATAAAACCACTGTCAGTTACCGCAAGCCCCGCCACATCTTGCAGTTGTGCATCAAGGCGTGCATTAGCAACTGTGCCAGAAAGCTGACTAGCATCAATAGTTTTGTTTGTGAGTGTTTGGGTAGCACTTGCACCTACAATCTCTTGGTCTCCGCCTGGTGGCAGTGTAAGGACGTTGGTTACTGACGCACTGTGTGGTTGAGATTTTACAGTTTGACCGTGACTGTTGCTTTCACAGTTGAATACGATTGTGCCAGGATTATCGTTGCCTTTGACAACTACCTTGCCAGTGCCGTTTGGGGCTAGATCAATATCTCTATTGCTGGTGCTAATTATATCATGCGTTACTACATCAAGGTCGCCACCTAACTGGGGAGTGGTATCTGCAACAATACTGCCACCAGAAACAGCCGCAGCGGTTGCCGCAGAAGCCGCCGCAGCGGTAGCAGATGATGACGCATTTGAAGCCTGAGTGCTAGCTGTTGAGGCACTAGAACTTGCATTTGATGCCTGAGTTGTTGCAGTTGACGCGCTAGAGGCCGCTGATGTGGCTGACGCAGCCGCTGCTGTAGCTGAAGACGCCGCTGCTGACGCGCTTGTCGTAGCAGATGCAGCATCTACAATCAAATCATACTTAGCACTATTGGCATTGGTTGTTAGCGGCTCTGAGCCAGAGCTTGTGTGTGCCTCGTTGACGATGAAGATATTGTTTGTGCTAGTATCCTTAATTAGATCACGCACGTTGTATGCTGTGCTTGCAGCAAAATTACCCGTGAATGTGCCAATCTCTTGCGTTACAGCCAACTCTCCGCTGCTGTCAAAAGCAAATATCTTGTTGGCGCGGTTTGTTGCCGTGACTGTAAACTCAGTCGATGTCATGGTGTTTGTGCGAGATAGTTTGATTGAGCGATCAAGCTCGTCCTGCTGATCTTGTGTCATAAGCGTTAGCTTATCAAGCGCGTCCTCATGTGAAGCGGCAGGGAACGGATCATTTGGAGTATAATCTGTGGCCTGTGTCTGCGCAGTCTGGCGTAGCAGCACCACTGTTTGCGCTGATGATGGCGCACTGCCAAACACCACATTACCACCACTTGCACTGCCAACACCCGTTACGCTGTAGTGCGTTGTTTTGCTTTGCACAGACTCTGTGCCAGTCGCTGTGGTGCGCAGGATGACAGTGATATCGTCGTCATCAAATATCTTAAAGGAGTAAGCAAAGGTGGTAGTAGAGCCATCCCCTGTATAGCTATTCCTTTTGGTTGTGCTGCTAACTGTCATTTTTTACTCCTTGCACCGCATCATATCACTGTATAACCAAATATCCTAGTTAGGACGACTTTTCTCTGGCAAATCTTCTGTTGCTATCTTGATTGCGTTTTGTATGCCAATGGCATTTGAGTATGGCAATATGGTCGCCAAAGACCTAGCACGCCCTTTTGTCATTTGAATATCAGGGTTGAGTCCAGCCCTTGTTATGGCTGGGATTGCGTTTTGTAAACCAGCAGCCCCAAATAAGGCTTGATAGGTTGGGTTTCCAGTAATTAAATTGCTGTCTAAACCACTGCTCCTATAAGAAAATACAGGGTCTGGAGAGTAAAATCCGTAAACCGTGTCTACAGCACCAGGAACAAAAGCCGCATAGCTTGATCTTGCAAACATAGCCTTTGCTATTTCTACAGGCGCAAGCCTCTCTTCTATACGTTTTCTTTTTTCTTTTTCACTAAGGCCAATCATTTGTATCTGTTGCTGTGCAGTATATGCTAAACCAGCGGTCAATGACGAATACATCATTGCCTGATACCCTCTAATATCATTCATTTTTAGATTATGAAGAAGCTGTTTGGCGTGAGACACAACCATAAATGTCCTAAACTGCACAAGCAACTTTCCATACTCTTTAGTCATAAACAGGCTTAAATTACCAACATCATTTTGTTGCACTGCTCTTCTTGTCCACCTTGCAACTGCTATCCCCAATATGTCTCTGGCTTGTGCGCCCTCTGCTGTTTTGCCCCATTCTTCTAAATTTATTTCTCTAAGTTTTTTTGTTTTGAACAGATATGAATCTTCTAGTTTTGCGTGTTTTTTAAAATATTTAAAAACTAACTTTGCTTCATCATCGCCCAAACCAAGGCTTCTCATCCTTTTAAGACTTAGGCTTTTGTTAGAAAACACCATGTCTGCCAGAGTTTGCATGACAATACGAGATGTGCCTCGTTCTAAACCAAGCGTAATTGGAGCCATACCTGATATGTCAGCAGTAATTCTCTTTGCCCTATCCACGCCTCGTTGCGCACCGTCTAATATTCCTCTGCCATAAGGAGAATTTGTCTCAAGCTGGTCTATTCTATGGATCATTTGATTGGTCATTCGTTCTGCGCCAGTGCCATAAAACGCTTCAATATCGCGCAACACAGGGTCTGTAAGCTCTCCGTTCTTGGCGCGTTTAATCATAGCTCCAAATTCTGGGACCACTCTTATCAAACCTCGTACGCCACCAACTTGCACTGCGTTTCCAAGCTCCGCAAATTGCGCAAAGCCGACTTGGTTCATCAACCTTATAAAATTAAAATCCTGCACAAGCCTTGATATTTTCATATAAGCAGCATTTGGATCACCAGAATTAGGGGGACGCCTTCCTAAAATCATGTTGTAGATTGTTCTTGCAACTTCCTCCTCTTTTTGAATGCGCTTTCTGTTTTTCTGCCTAACCTTTCCTACCCCTTCATTTACAGCATAATCTTTTGCTTGATTTATCAAAGACTCAAAATCGCTCTCTGACTTGATGCCTTTTTTAGCGAGGGCAATGCGCCCAGACATTTCATTTGCATACAAGGTAAATACTTGCTCTGCATCACGCTCTTGTAAGTCTTTAATAGAAAACTCTTCAAGTACGCCAGTTTCCCTATTGACGGCCTGATACCTTGTTTCCATGTCAAATTTTAATCTATATTTTGCCCTTGACGGTACACCAGTTTGTTTTTGCTCAAACAGACCAAGCAAGCTATCCAACTCTTCATCCGTGAATGCGCGAAACTCTCCACCCTCTTCCTTGCCAAATCTTTCCTCTTTCATAATTTGCTTCAAAGTATCTCTGCTATCAGCGGTAAACAAGCGAGAGAAACCAGAGTCTATGCCAGCTAGATCACTCTTAATTTTTATGTTCATAGACTTGGCAATTTGCGCGGCAGCTTCTTCTGTTAAGTCTGTAGTGCCATTAAGCAAGCCCTGTCTGAGCAAAGACTCAATACCGTTATCTCCTATTTTTATACGCATATCATCAAACTTAAACTTGTTCCATCTATGCGTAAAATACGTTAAATTTTCTGGGATGTTTTCAAAGCCTGTTACGCCAGCCTCTTTGGCCTCTCGTAGAATATCGCGGTACAACTCTGCGTTTCTTTGTGCCATCCGCTTTACGGCTGGTGAATGTATGCCGTTTGGATTTTCAATCGCATCAGCTACCTGCTCTCCAAAGGATGTCCTTTGTTTAGACTGTGATCTACGAAAAAACCCTATATTGTTTTCTTTTGCCCACGCTTTGTATTCAACGCCGTAGGTTTGATAGAACCGTGCAAGTTTTCCCTTAAAAGCATTTGTCTTGAGCAGATCGGCGGTTGATTCAATAACATTATCACCGCGCACACCAACCGCATCTTCAGCCAGTCTTCTTCCCAAACCGTTTATTATGGGATTGTCCGACTGCATTAAAAAGTTACCCATGTCTATTCTAAGGTTTAGTCCAAACAAAGACTCAGATTTTTGCAACTCGCCAAACTCTTCAGCGGTTTCTGGTGTGTTCTTTCTAAGATTTCTTTCTAAGACTGGTGGAAAGTATGGGTTTTCTGCTGCACCAACGCTTTTATCATCTAACAAATCTCTTTTTGCGTTTGCCTGTATCTCTATCTTTTGTGCGTTCTCAGTCTCAGCAAGCAAGTTTTCCATTGCTTTTGTAAGCTCTTTCTCGTTGCCTACAGAACGCGATATAGCACCTACACCGCCACCTAACAACAAACCACCAACCCCAGCATACAAAACATCATACTCATCCCTAGTGACGCTCTCACTAGCTATGTAACCCTCTATAGCTGCGTTGGTTGTCGCGCCACCAACGGCACCGCGCACAATACGCCCAATCCTTGACATTTTGTTGCCCCATACCAAGGGCGCAGCCGCACCACCTAACGCGCTAATACCTATAGCTGCTGGATCAAGCATGTTGACACCCACCCTCAAAGCAACCCCAGACCACCCCCAAGATTGCATTTTCTTTTCATTCTCTACCGATTCCAAGACCCTTTCACGCATACTTCTTGCGTGTGTCTCGCTCACAGTTTCTTCTAAAAAGTCGTGGTAGTTTTCTGGGATGTCAGCTGTAAGCTCATTGTAAAGATCTTGGCTCAAGCCCTCTTCAAGATATTTCAGATCCACTTCAAACTCTGGCTTGTTGGCCATAATGTATGAGTGCATCCAATCCTCTTCTACACTCGACCCAATGAACTCACTGAAAGACGCTTGCGGCCTTTCTTCTTCAGCAACCTCTTTCGCTCTCTCAACAGCCGCTTCGCGCACTTGTCGCAACTCACGAGTGCCTATAGGTTCCGTTGCAAACGGTCTCAGTAAATCTTGTTCTTCAGCCATATAATAAAATTTTCCTATTTACATCGGCGCAATTGGTATAAACTTTGCCGCATCTTGCATTGCTTGTTGCATTTGTTCCGCATCATCAACTGGAATATTCCCTTTCAAAGCCTCATTCAGATCTTTTAGTGCCTGAGCTTTCTTTCTTTTAGTCGCAGCAACTTGTGCCTTTGCTAGCTCTGCGACTGTGTAAGAAACGTATTCTCCATTTTCATTTTGCAACAAAAAACCACCATCCCTGACTAAATAAAACTTATCTATGGTGTTTGATATTGGTCTAATCCCAATGTCCTCTGGGTCTAAATCGCTATCCTCCATCAAAGCAGGATTTAGCCTTACAAAATCATCAACAACTATGTCAGCTATTTCTGAAATGTTATCCATCACATTTTTGCGCAAACCTTTTGGAAAGTCTGCTTTAGGAATCATGATATTTCGCACCAACTGATGGCTTTCAAAGTAATCTGCGGCAGCTTGCTCCAGCGCGTCATCAGACGGAATGTTCATTCGTATATATTCTCGTGTTAGGTTTTTTATGCCTAGAAGCATGTCTCCAACATTTTGTGGGGGGTCTAGGTCAAATTTGTACCACGGCTCATCTGTAACCTTATCTATGCTAATATCAAGTTGATTTTCTATATCAGCCATTCTGATGTTTACATCTATCTCGTCACGCTGTGTTTTCATTTGCTGCAACGCGCCTTCAAACCCATAGATGTCGCTCAAAATACCAAAACTTTTCCAGCGTCTAAGGTCATCACCCTTAAGATGATTGTTTAACATCCCTGGCCTTACTTGCATGTTTTCAAACAAAGATATTGCTTGCCTGTCGTCATCGTCCAACTCTGTTTTATTTACATCTGAAAGACGACTAATCCCCCTTACAAGTATTTTACTAAACTGTTCTGAGGATACACCATTTTCTTGCAACAACTGAAGCTGCGCCTGTATGTCTGGCTGTCTTGCTAAAACATTCGTGATTGCTTGCTGCTTTTCTGTTTCGGAAAGATCTAATGCTTGAGACTCAAGATCAACAGTGCCTCTTACAAACGCTTGCTCTGCATTGATAATTTTGTTTTGTTTCTTTGCAGCGGTTGCCAAAGACTTTCTTGCGCTTGCTATGTTAGACATGACGTTTTGTGCATCATTTTTAAGGGCTACATTTTCAATAAATGGCTTGTTGCCACCAAACTCTGTAGACAAAAGTTTTTCCATAGCTTGTAGCCTAGAAGCCGCAACACCAGCATCAAAGTCTCCACTGGTAATGTTGTTTGATACATCATTTACAATCTGCTTTGCAGTCTCAACTCCAATCTCTGCTAGCTCTGTATCTGTCTTATTATGCAACGCCCTTGCTTCGTCAGAATAATAAATAGCAAACTCATCTATACCCTGCTCCTCAGAAACGTCAAAATTATCTAAGGCAGTGCTTACTAGGTCTTGTGATATGCTATCTTCTATGTCCCTGAAATACTTTGGTATTGTTGTAAACTCAGCATTCTGTCTTTGGCCTTCATCAAGGACGCTAAAATCAAGAACGACTTCAGAACCAGTGTCGTCCACACCAATGAAAACACCGCCGCTTCTTGCTGCGGCTTGTAACTTATCTTGATCCTCAAACGAAACATCTAATCTTTGTATGCCACCTAAAATCGACTCCTCTGCATCACCTCTTATCTCTGCCTTTCTTGTTTTGCTTAGGCTTGTCAAAGAATTCCTAGACTGATAACCAAGAGTTTTAGATTTGTTTATATCTTCAAGAATATTATCAACATCTTCAGATGTTTGCGATGCAATTATCCTTGTTTGATAATCCTTTAATTCAAACGCAGTTTTTACTGAGTTAACAGAAAATCTAATTTTTAAATTGTCTCTTTCTGCACGCAGTATGTCCTGCTCAATTTCCGCTGTAAGGCGTTTTCGTTCTGGGTGGTTTGGGCCATATTGAGTTGCATTTTCAATTTTGTTTTGTATGGACTGGTCCTTTGTTTGACCCCTGACGACACGGCCACGCCCATACGCTTCTTTTTCGCCCTTGCCCATTTCACTTATAAGGGTAGGCATCAATTTACTTTTAATTGTTCTTTTCTGACGTTCCGCTAAATCTGTTCGCGCATCAATGTCTTGCAGAAACCTCGTGTTAAATTCATCATGCACTGCGCGAAACCCGCCAGTTGTCGTGTCTAAATTATCGCGTCTAAGGTCAGAGCTTTTTTGGTTGTAATCCAACAATGTCTCATCAAAGACTTTTTCAGTCTCAGCGTCTTGTTCTGCCTTTTCAAACTCAAACTGTATCTTTGCTTTTTGAGATTCAAACTCATTCATTTGATCTGAGTATTGCGCACCAGCCCTGCCAATAGTTTGCCCGAGACGTGCCACTGCCTGACTTGGTGACGCAAAGGCATCTATTGATGCGCGTGGTCCTAGGTTCCCTGTCGCAAGCTCTTGAGTTGGCTGCCCTGTTCTATTGTAAAGCGGAATCTTTGGCATCACATCAGTCCAACCTTTGTTTGTAATAATCTTTTTGTAGGCCAAGCAAACTATCTTGCTGATACGCCCCAGACACACCAGAAGCTCCCTGCAAGAGACTTTGAAATGCCGCCGTGCGGAATGATGCTGCTCTTGCCCTGCCTGTGGCCCTGGACATTGCTGCTTCAGCCTCTTTGCTCATGGCTTCAATATCTCCAGCATATCGAATACGCATGGCGTCCTCTTCTGTGTTAAAATAGGTGTTTGCAAGAGCCAGCATGGGGCTACCACTGGCCTCAATTCCTGATTTAGCTATGGCAACTCTTTGTGTGCTAGCAAAATAATCTGACTGCCTACGCAATCCTGCCTCTTGCTGCACTTTTGACCTTCTCAGTAAAACCGCCTCATTTTCTGCAAGCTGCGCATTGTATTCAGCAGTTTGCCTCGCGGCTCTTGCAGACGCTTGGTTTCCCTTAAATCCAAGTACAGTGCTGGCGGTTGTGGCTACTGCGGCAACGGTTACTGGATCTACCATTAAATCACCCTTGCGTAACGGTAATAATCTGTGCCATCTGGCCCATACTTCTTCATTACACCCTCATTTTGAAAGCCAAGCCACTCAGCAAAACGCTTCGCAGTTTTATCAGTTACAGCAATACTTGCCTGTATTCTTTGGTAATCAAACTCTTCTTGCAAATAATCAAACATATACGCGGTATGCCTTGCTACAGATGTGGGTTTTGTTACAGCGTCTTTGCCCAACAGCAGCCATGCCTCACCCACATGATCCCATATATTGTGTATGCCACCTATACCTATTACTTCATCTTGATCGAATAGTGAATATCCGTTCATATCTTTGTGTTCTACCAATGCCTTCCTGCCAGCATCTGAAAACTCAAACATCAGCTTCAGATGATCTATATGCTCTCTTGAAAACTTGCACACTCTAAGCATCAAAAGTGTTTGACCTCCGCATGATTGCAAGGATTGTCATAGGTAATGGCTGGTTCTGGCGCACAACTACATGCGCATCATTGTCGTATCCAGAGGGAAAAGATATTTCTTTATCGCCAGTAAACATAGGCACAGCCTCGTCCATTGCCATACTGCTATCTCTAAATGGTATTCTATCTAGGCTGGTAAGACTTGGCCCAATCTCTGCGCCCACACTATTCAAAAAACGTGCTGTAACACCATGTATTCTTTTGATCTTGCCCTGTGATATGCCGTCCTCTGCGCCAGCTTCCATGCGCAAAGTCTCAACAAACGACTGATAACCATACCCAATCTGCGCCTTTGTTGTACTTACATCCAGGGTTATACTGCCGCCAGACACCTGCTTTACAGCGTGCGCTGCGCCGTCTGCGAGTATAGATACAACCTCTCCCTCCAAATGGTTTAGACCTGATATGGTTGTTGTAGCTGACCCGCTGTATGTGAGGCCATTGTCCACATAGAAGGCATCACTTACCGCCGTGCCAAAATCAACTGACTTGAGATATACAATGTGGCGCACAGTGCTGGTATTAATGATACGTTTTACAGACAGATATACCTGATCTTCTGCACCGCTTGGTATTGCAGTTATGCTCTCTACTATTGGTGCTGCCTCGTTAGTTGTTGCAAGGCGTGTAGTGTCAGAGCTTACACATGACAACAACCCGCCAGGCGTTGGGCTGCTTTCCTGCACAGTAACAACTGCTGCACTTGGATTTGCAACTACAAAATCATCATGCGCATTGATAGCGGTAAAGATATTGTCTGCTGTTACGTTATTTGATGTATTCGGGCGAAAACCTGTTGATGACGCTGGGTCTGAGCTACCAGCAGCCTCTGATGTAAATGTAACAGTCGTGCCATCACTCTTAGTAAATGTAAGTGTTGTGCCAATTGCTATGTTTGCATAATCGCTTACAGTTATTGTGCAGTTTGCACTTACACCGCCCAAGACATGCTGATGCCATCCCACCGCGCCGTTTGCCCTGTCGTATGTAAGGCCAACAAGCGTGCCATCGGTATGCACGAATCT